TTTCGCCTGATGGCAAAGCAGAGTTAGCGTATGCGGTTCCAACGGTAATATCTGAAATTTCAACCAATCCGATAGGTGTCGCTCCCAGATCAAGACGGAGAGTGTTGAACTCCTTGTTCGTGAAGATCGGGCGGTCGGACGGTGCGTTGTAGACACCGGGATCACCTGCTGCGAAGGATGGGGGTCGATCTATAATAGTCTCATTGACTACGACACCACCACCTACAGTAGAACCAGCTACAAGTAGACCTGCTGCCATCTGTGGACTAAGCCCCATCATCCTCAAAAATGAATACGGAGACTTGGCGATGTTGAAAGCACGTTTCCACTTCTCAGACTCACTGTTGAGGTACTCCACCTTCTCAAACACCCAATCACGGACAGCCATAGCCTTGCGGAATGCACTTATCGGTGAGCGAAGAATCGCCTTAGGGGTTGCAATAATTCCATGAACTAGCTTCTTTCCCCCTGCCGCAGCTTTGCGAAACGGAAAAAGGGCTACATTACGTACCTTTCCTAAGTTTGGTCGTAGGAAAGTAAATCCTAAGTTTGGTTTCCTTATACTGAATTTCATTCATACCCCTTATGTTATATCTCTCAGTGAGTAGTCTCACCTTTAAGACATACCCTATATTGTATTATATAAAAACATGCTCTATAAAACTTACTGCTGAGTCATGGACAAAACGTATTTTAGTTCAGACTTTAGTATATACTCTGGAATCAGACCTGACACCATAGCAAGAGGCTCCCCCCCATTAAATATTAGCAGGGCCGGGAGCCTCCGAAGGTTAAATTTATCCGCTAACTCTGGATTATCCTCGATATTTAATGTCACAAAATCCATCTCGTATGTAAATTCTTTTGAAATTTTTTCGCAGATGGGTTCAAATACCGTACACGGCCCACACCAAGCTGCCCAACAATTTACGGCTACTGGACGTTTAGTACTAGGTTGTTCGACTAAGGCCCCAAAAGTTTCAAAGGATACTGGAATCAAAAAGCAACCCCTTGCCTGAATTCAGACGGAGAGAAAACTCGTATAAATTTATTAAGGTAAGCTCTATCCTGTTGTAATCTATCGTCTATCGCATAAGCATTGTCGGGGACATCAAGATGAGAGGGCTGCTTATCCAAAGACCTTAAGTTATATTTTGAAAATAACAACTTATTTATCTTGGTTGCCCAAGGTTTACCTCCCCCAGACCAAATAATAACTTCTCTATATACGTTATCCTCTATTACTTTTCGGACGGCTCGGACTAACCCTGTATTTACAGTATACGATCCATGGTATGGTTTTAACGGGTCACTCCAAAAAACTAAAGTCTCATCCACATCTACATATATTACTTTATCTGAAAAGTTTTCCATAGTATCTCAATCCCACATTCCTTGCAATAATTAAAGTAAATCCCCTGAAGCTCTATAGAGGCCATAATTTCTTTATCTTTTAGGCAATTCCAACAACACATTATTCTTTCCTTATACTAAAATATGGCGGGTGGGCTTTCCGCTGGTGGCTGTTTTTCCTTGAAGGTGGTTTCTATGAATTTGATTAAACTCTCTAAATGAATGTCTAGATCGGATTCATCTATAGGAAGCCCCCTAAATAAATCTTCCTTACAAAGCTGTATTCGTTTTAGGATTTCCTGCCCCTCAAGGACAGAAAGGACTATTGCATTTTTTACTTGGTCTTCTGGTTTAGCTTTAGGCATTAAGACCCCACGTTAGCGTATCTTAAGACAGATACGACTCCGTGTATGCACCACACTTTTGGCACTTTCGTTCAATGACTACTCCATTTCGGTTAGTCAGAGTGAACGTACTGCTGCAAAAAGGACACACCATACATAAGATGCACCGGGGTCCTTCTAAAGCGGCCTCTTCTGTTATTTCTCTGTCGCATACATTACAATTGTCTATTTGTTCTGTCGCTGCACTAGTCATAATGAACTCCTTCTTTAACTTCGACTAAGTAATTTCCTTGCAAAAAACAAGAGATTGCTGATAATACTATAGACCCGACCACATAATTGCCCAATCTAAAAGGACATAGGGTAGTATAGTCCCAATACCAATCTACTACATCATCCACTGTGGTTATTAACGACTCAGTTTCAAATTGGTGTAACAATTTGGGAAGAATTGTCGGATCAGGAGCTAAATGATTATCTTCTATTATCGGGAGTCCCCTAAACTCCCCAGAATTCCTCACGCCTGTATATACATGAGAGTAAATAGATTTTAGAGTATCGTTTGTAACTACAATAGCATCTTGAAACTCTAGGTCTATCTCCGAATCCTCTAATTCTTCTATTCCAGAAAGTATTGCGTCAGCAGTCTTTAAATCCAAATCTAAGGAATCTGAAGATACGTGAATAATATGAACTGCTTCCTCTAGAGACTCTACTTCAATTATATCAGGTTCCCACAAATTAACTCTATGGGATTCAAATAATCTCATCTATCATCCTTAAGGTTGGTTAGCTCTCCACAGGAATCACACACTATCTCTACTTTGGGAACTTTCTGCTTAAAGTTAGATAACTGTAGTACCGGGACATGTTTATGTCCAAATAATTTTCTAAAAAAGTTCATAGTAATACGAATACCGTACTATACGGTACTACGTCCAAAAAGGACACCTTGCACCGTTGGGGTTTCCGACCCAGCTCCATTAGTAAACGAAATGTTCTGGCGGATATCTAACGGCCATTGAGATTCCCAAACAGCCGATGCTGACACATCAACTAGGGTGCTTCTCTCCCTAGAAGCGTGGGCTACAGCTTTTACATCAGCGGTCGTATCGAACGCAATCAACGTGTCGTGGGAGAAGGTAAGCCTAAAGCCCTTAATAACTGTTAATGGAGACACTCGTTGACTATAAGAAGCGTCAGCGGTTCCTTGCCAAGAACAGTTTGCTTGGTTAACAGGATCAATAAATTCGGTAGCCATACTATCCTGACGATGTTCTATTTGTAGGCTATCCCAAAATGTGTCTGTATTGTGTTGAGCAGAAGTTCCAAACCAAATCCTGTACGATGCCGAACTAGCAGGTAGGTGATACCTACATTCTAAACGCTGATAAGAATCTGTTACGTTTACTGCGTCAGTAGTAGCTAAGTCAGTACCATCGCTATCTTTAATTTTTAAAATTACTGTGGCATCTGCATCAGCGGCATCACGAACATATATAGAGGCAATCAAATAAGTAGCTAACCCACCTATATTATTTATGGTAGCGTATGCTCCCTCAAGGGCAGCGGAGTTCGCCGGGTCTAACTGGAGAGAGTAAGTCCCTAGTCGGGGAGTTGTAGTAACTCTAGTAGCTGCGGCTCCATCATTAGTTATACTTGTGGTGGCGTTTTCAAAGCTAGGATTTGTAAATAAATTTACTGCTGCTGGTCGATTAGCATTCTCAGTTACAATATTGTACAAATCTTGTGGTGTTTCTGCCGTTGATAATGTCCCACTCACTGGAACTAGACGATTCCAAGCATGTACACTTTCTTTTACAGAAAAATCTACCAAGTTATCCGACTGTGATCGGACTAAACTGTCCAATTGAGTGGTTTGCGTTGTGAAGTTACCCATTTCCTATCTAATCCTCGCTTTCCATAGTAGTAGACAACTCATGCCTCTCTACTTCTATTATACTAATTCTCTCAGAATACACTTGAGTTGCCTTCAAAGTGGAAGAAGTAAGTCCCATAATCAGTAAAAGTAATAACATAAGGGTTGTAAAGAATGAATATTTACAGGCCTTACCCGGTCCCAAGAGTCTTAATGTCATTATTTATTCCTTTTTTGTAGCCATCCCACATCACCTTGAGCAGTAGAAATGGCCCAGTTAACCAAGGCATCTAATTTACTGTCCAAGTTTCTAATATTCGCATCCACTTCTTTAGCACGTTTAGACAGATGATTACGGGTGTCAGACATATCTTCTTTCAAAGATTTTTGGATGTTGCTCAAGTCTATCTCCAATTTAGTGTACCTCCTTTCTAAGTAATATAGTTTAGTTAGGAGGTACACCGAAACTATGGTCAGTACCCCGGACACTCCATAAGTTGAAAAGATAGAAGCAACCAACGCATCTATAGCCACTTACATTCTCCAATAAAAAACGCCATAATTCTATGGCGTTCCTTAATTTATTTATTTAATCTTCTTCATCTGTAACTGTCAACTCATTATCGTAGTAGCCACCCCCTGATTGGGGGTGGCTACCGTTTTTATTAGGATGCGTAACCGTACAGGGTGAGTAAGAAAATACCAGCGTCATAAACACCAGCATCACCACCACCAGACGCAACAAGATACAGATAGCCATCAGCGGCGGGAAGTGCCGTAAGAGCCATCTTCTGCTTGGTTAACGTCCAGTCCGCTCCAGTGTTCAACAAAGCTGTCTCAGTTAAATCGGTGATTGCAACATTTTCTGTACCGGTAGCTACTGTAGCTGAGTATACATCAATGTCAGGCTCACCAGTTGTAGGAGTCTCAAAGCATTCAAGATGCCCCGCAGCAATTGTACCATTTAGAGCAGCAGTAATTTGCCCTATATGACAGTTTGCAGCATCATTGACACCAATAATGTCAGCGGCAGCAGCGGAACTTAATCCAGTCAAATCTATAAGAATCTCAGTCTTGATTAAATCTCCTGCGTATGTAACATTAGCCTTATAAAGACCGCCCGTAGCAGTAGAAATACCAGTACCGGGAGACATGTTCTGCATTCTGAATGCAGTCTCATCCGTACTACCAAAAAGGAAAGTCTCAGCGTCAGCCAAGTAGTTCCAGTCATACCCCATTGCGGATCGAGCTAATCCACGGGTATCCCCTGTTACATCCGATTGTTTAAACGTATGTTTAGTCATTATATTTTGCCCTCATCCGTGAAAGACAGACTGTTCACATCATCTTGAACATTGCGATTTGTGCGCCACATGGCTTGCTTTATAGATTTCTTTAAAGCTGTCGTTGCAACAGAGTCAGGTAATGAAGCTTCTATTAGATTCATCACTTCCCCAACCATTCGTTTAGTTTGAATATCTAAACTTTGCAACACGCCATCTGTGTACACACTTCGCATTATTCACCATTACATTACATTACATTCAAAAAGTGGTGGCTCTGCCCCGAATTATCGAAGCAGAGCCACCGGGTTGTAAGTCTTTAAACTTACGTGTTCAGGTCAGCAATCTTGGCGGTGTGCCAGATGTTGCGAGCCCGAAGTTCAGCCATCGTGTAGAGAAGACCACGAACAACTAGGCTGTTAGCAGCGAAGTAGTCACGGTTTTCTACGTACTGAGTCGGCTGTGCTACAGCAATCTCGATGGAGTCCGTGTCAAGAACGTAGACGTTCTGACCAAGAACCGCATCCGCAGATGAAACTGAAACAGGAACGTCGTTGTCAGTCAGGATCGGAATACCAAGGTACGTCGAAAGGATCAAACCTGTTCGGGTACCGGGGAAAGTCCGCTCGTCACCAACACCAACCTCAAACTCTTCCTGACCAAGATATCGCTGCTGCGAGTTCAAGAGTCGTTCGAGTTTGAAGTACTGGTCATGACCCATGAGGATGAGGTTTGGCTCACCACCATTCTTGCGAATGTTCATGATTGCGTTGTCCAAAAGGTTCAACGACAGGTCACGGCCTGTACCAGAGTTGTACTGAACTGAAGCACCTGCATTCCAAGTGCCAGAAACACGGTCAGCATACGTCAGGTTGTACGCTCGTACCCCACCGTTAGCAGAGTAGTTAGCGTGGCTTGCACCCCCAACTGCTGCACCGTCTTCCCAGACGATATCATCAATTGAAGTCATACCTGCACGACTGTAAATCGCAGCAACGTCGCTGTCTGCGAAAGTCGTGTCAGAAGCCACAGTCACAACACCAGTTGAGGTGTTTACTGCGGAAACTGCGGAACCGGTAATTCGGTCCCAGTCGCTCGCTGAATTGTCCCACTGAGATACAGAGTCACCAATTTTAAAGCTCTTAGCAACTGAGGCTGGAACAGTAAAAGTAGTGGTTGCACCTGCGGAAGTCAGGTAAGCAGAACCAGCAAGGAGTTCTTCGTTGATTTCCTTTACGTGGTCAATTTCTGCGTTCTCATGCTCCATCGCAAGAATGTCTCCAGCACCACCCTCAAGGTTGGCGGTGAAGATTGCCTTCACTGCCGCACCGAAGGTCGTACCAACGATTCTCGGAAGGGACTGGACGTTCTCGATATTCGAGATGTCCACGGTCGGCAGAGAACCTGTTTCCGTGATCGGACGAGAACGCCCAGAACCACGGTCGGTCCTTACACGCCAACCAACGCTGTTGCCCCAAACCACACGGGGAAGGGCATTCCAGAATCGAGTCTGGTTGTTTAGTGCATGCCACACTTTGCGTCCATATGTGGCATTGAAAATTCCAGTAGCGGAGTCAACCGTAAAGTATGACTGCTTCTGCATGAAATCCGGTCCGAAGACGTTCTCAAGCAAACCACGGCCACGCTGCGCCTGACTGAAGTACTGAAATAGAGATGGATTAGTAGCCATTATCTATATTTCTCCTATAGTTACTTTGAGGGCTGGGAAAGAATGCCCGAAAGAGCATCGCCTTCGCCTGCCATACTAACCTGCATTTCAGCCATGTCAGCATAACTCATCTTGGTAAGTTGATCGACAACAGCTTCTGGGTCAAACTGGCCGTCAGCGACCTGTTGACCAATTTCTGCTGCTTTCTGGAGAGGGTCACCTACGTCAGGGAGAATTCGAGACACGGGTCGTCCACCGGCCTCAGCTTCCTTCCATCCGATCTTTCGCATCTGGCTCTCAACGGCCTCAGCGACTGCGGAATCAGTAGATGCTTGCGACTTCGTAAGAGCGGTCAAGGCTTTAGCTAGAACACCCATCTGGGCCTTCACGTAAGCCATGTCCATCTGCTCGGGATCGCCGTCTTCCTCTACCTGAGGGTATTCATCTGAACCATTCTCTTCCGTACCCGGAATCATCGGACCATTCTGCTTCTGTAGGGCGGAGTAGCTAGTAGCCTCACCAGCCTCAAGGGGCTGTTGAGTAGTCTCAGTTGAATTGTCTATGTTTGCATCTTCCTCGGTATCCGCAGGAGGCGGAGTAGCGTCACTGGAAACATGCTTTGGGTTATAGTCATCAACTGGCATACCATTTGCGGAGTCTCCGGTCGGAGCCTCGGCACCCTTAGCGAAACCAAATGCGTCACCAACCGCCTTTACAATTTCTTTTGTAAATGCGGCCTTAGCAATGGCCTCGGCCTCTTCATTCTCTGCTTCTGACTTCTCTTCATCTTCTTTTGCAAATCGGGCGGCAAGCTGGGCAGACAGGTCATTAGACTTCTGAAGCTGCTCGGCAATCGCCTCTAGCGCAAGGGTATTCCCCTTTAACAAATCTTGTTCAGCCATTTATTTCCTCCAAAGAGAACTAAACTTATTCCATATACCTTTCTTCGCTTTGGAGGTTGGACTCGCCGCACTTCCTCCGATGTGCGAAAATACAAAACAAAACCAGTTGTGAAAACAACTGGCTTCGCTCGTCTATTGTTATTATACGTGGAGTTACTACGAAATCATTCGTCTAAAGAGAAAATCTCATCTAAATCAAGTTCTGATAACTTACGATTCTCTATAACTCGTGGTTTTGCTACCTTTTTAGTACCAGTGGGGGTGTAGTTTTTATTAATATGTTTCATGCTTCGTCGCTTATTAACCTTTCTATCACGGGACTCCCACGTTTCTTCCCCATTAAAAGACACTGTAATCTCTCCTAGTATGTTCATTTAGCTCTAGGGGTTCGCTTCTTTAAAATACCTAGCTTACCACCAATACGCCCCCACTCTGGAACAGTTACCTGTCCATCGGCCAAAGCTTCCTTAATGTAAGCCAAAGCTTCAGCCCGTTCTTCCTTGGTGTCTAAGTTGTCAAATATTTGCTGACCTAGAGCCAATAATCCTCTATATTCCTTTGGCAGTAATTTACTAATAAATCCCAGCATATCTCTCTCCTTTACTTTTTATAGATTCCTCTGACGTAAACATTACGCCGCTGATTCCCGCCTTTATTGGCAAGCACTATTGGATCACGCCTCGTGTTATCTATATTATAGGTTTGCATCATCTTAGCCATCTTCATGGTTTCCGTTCCTGATTTACTATTTATCCAATCCAAGAACGAAGACGCATCGAATTGGGAATCTTCATCCAATTCCCATTCATCCATCAAAGTTGAATCAAAAGAATCAAGACCGACGTTGCCATAGTCATCGAAAAACGCAGACGTGTCGTCCCCAATACTGAACCCTGTCTCCGCTTCATACTGTTCCTTGAGTCCGCTCTCTTGAACCATACTGCCCGTAAGTTCGCCCACAGGGAATGGATCGCTTCCGGGTAGCTGAACATTTCCCTGTCCATCAAAAGTTGGGCCTGATACATCTCCACCAGAAGGGGAGTCAATCAAGCCTTGCGCCCTCCACGCATTGACATCAGCTTCACGATCTGCCTGTTGATGCTCTCCTGTAGGATCACTTGAGGCATAGCGGCTTGGGTCCCTGTAGTCGCCATGACCTTGAGTAGCCCTAGCCTGTCTTTCGTCAAGTGACGGTTGTGGCCCTTCCGTATCGAAGCCCTGTTCGTCGTTAAACCCCGCAGGATCATCTCTGAGTATGGACATTGGCAGAGCATCTTCATCCGCCTCTACACCTTGAGCCGCTGCTGCCATTGTAGCCTCAAAGACCTTTCGCTGTTCATCGTTAGTCAATTTACGTCCTAGTTGGCCTTCTTTAGTCGCTATGTTATTGTTTAATCGCTTTTGGGGTCCCAGATCAACCTTACCGGTAACATCAGGCTTTCTTCCCGGCTCTAAACCTTGAGCCGCTGCTGCATTTGTCTCATTAAAGACCTTTCGCTTTTCATCATTAGTCAAGGTACGTCCTAGTTCGTCCTCTTTAGCGGCTATATTACTGTTTAATCGCTTTTGTGGTCCCAGATCAACCTTACTGCCAACACCGCCACCCATATCTTCGTAGTATCTACGATCAATTTCGTCATAGTCAATACCCCCTATACCCCCTCCTTGAGCTTCAGTCGGGTATGCCTCCTGAGGGTTCTCTTCGTAGTATCTACGATCA